GAGGAGGCATCGAGCAAGGACACTTCGTCAGAATATGCGTCCAAAGCACATGAAATATTGCAATCTCATGGACTGAAACGAAAGCAAGATGAAGTATCAGATGAGTTGGTTTTGGAAGATGAGATCGAGGAGGACAATGTTGATTCAGGCGAACTAGTTCTAGAAAAGTGGTTGGAAGACGATGATGAAATCATAGATGGCGAAATCATAGATGAAGTTGTTGTAGACTCAGCAATCAGAGAACAAATTATGGAAAATACTAAAAATAACCATATTATTGTTGTAAATCCAATGGATACAGAAAGCCAACGTAGGCAGAATAGAAAAGAATATGAAAAACAACACAAGAGAAAACAAAGAGGAAAAGATGAAAATACCACGAGGCAATATACAAATTTAAAGCAAATGACAGAGGAACAAAGGGAGGAACATAAACGAAAGCTGGCTGCTATGAGGCAACAAGTGAGAAGAGCCAAGAAAAAACAGACTGGTACGAAAAATACTAACGTAATTCAAGAATAACAAATAGAATTTAACTTTGACAATCATTATCAAAGTTAGACTCTATCCTAAGAACATAACACAATAATTATATTCCAATATAGAAAGTGGACAAAACGTGACTAATTGGAATAGGCCAATCCGCCCATTCCACTCATCACCCTCAAAACATTGTAGTTTACGCCATAAACACGGAGTTTAGCGTTGGTGGTACCGAGATCGGGATCCTGAGGATCAACGATGAAGGTAAGAGGATGTACGTTAAGCTGGAGGCAAGCATTGTCAATACGAGAGAAGTTAACAGTACCAGATGGCTGGTGTTCCTCAGGACGAAGGGCAAATGAGTAAACATTAATACCCTCACTGTCAGGAGATGTAGTGTGGTGCTGGTAAGGCTGGACAAGATTGAAATAACTACCCTCACGAGCAGAAAAACGATCATGACCATTAAGCTGAACCTTAGCAAGAACAGTTGGGTTTCCGGGAGTCTCAGAGAAATTCATCTCCTCAAAACCATCAACCTCACCAGGGTAAAGCTGGTAATTGCTCCACTGGTTACCAATGAAACGAAGGTCAATGTTCGGGCGCTCAACATAGGCGTCCTTCTGGATCACCCAGATAAGCTCCTTAGTAGGGTGGTTGAAGTTAAGACGAATCTTAGAGCTAGCATTGCAAATAGACTCCTCACCTGTGAACTGGAGCTGCTCAATAAGGTACTCGTGAGATACCTGAGCAAAACGGCGGCGCTCATCAGTGTCAAGGTAAATATAGTCAATGTAGAGAGCAGTGGTTCCAAGATGAGCCTGGTACTCACAGAAACCAACGTCATTCGGGTTACCAGTGTTGATAAAGAGCTCGTTCAACTCACGGAACTCTACATCAATACGAACCTCATGATACTGAAGGGCAATGAGGGGAAGAGCAAGACCAGCATTGCGATTGAACCAGAACTGAAGAGGAACATAGAGAGTTGTACGGGGACGAGGCTGACCCTCAAGGTTAGGACCACAGAGAACGGGAGTGTGACCAATCATCTTGTCATATCCACGACGGAGACCAATGGGAAGAGTAAGGGCACACCAGATCTGGAGCCAGTCACCAAACTGACGGTCAATACGCTGACCACCAATATCAACCTCAACCTGACGGATAAGGTGGTGACCAACATTGTCAGTCCAACGTCCACTGACACCCTCAGGAACAGCAGGAAGCTCAGTCTGAAGATAGACACGATGCATCAAATCACCGTTACGACTGATGAGAGCAGTAACCTTCTTACCGAAATCAGCATTACCCTGGAAGGTCTGGTCAATAGACTCAATTGCGAAATTAGTGTGACGACGGTACACTACCTTAAAGAAGGTAATCTGGGGATTACCGGTAAGGTAGATGTCCTGAGCACCATAAGCGACAAGCTGCATTAAACCTCCAGACATTTTGAGATTGTTTGATATAATATTAACATATATTTTTTAGTTTCGAATTAAACTCACAAAAATGGGAACGTATCATCGGAATTTGCAAAGCAAATTGAGTCGCCAAGCTATCGGTCGCCAAGGGCAAAGAGACTCAACCTATGGTTGATGGCTATGCCACTCTATCTCTCTTCGCAGACTGAGTTTATTTCACAAACTCATGCTCCCTAAACCACCCTCATTCTTAACTTCCTTTGTTCCATATTATATGACTAGATAATAGCCTTAAATAGACTTCTGTTATGTATTAATTTAGAAGAGATTTTTCCATTCTTCTGGTATATTGAAGACCCAGACCCTTTCAACATGATTCTTAATATCAATCAAAATATCACTCCTATTTCTGTATATCAAAATTAACTTTCTGATATTTTAGAAATAACTCATATAATTAGAAGGAGCTAGGTACAAGAATGATTTTCACTGAAATTTTAAAAAAATGAATTCTATTTGGATTTTATTAATATGGACTATCCTTTCTGACTATTGCGCACAACATAAATGCAAACTTAAAGAATGCGGTAATCCAATAATTAAGGGAATGGACATGTGCCATGATCATTTACTGGCTGACATACATTATAGAATCAAATAGACATATAAAAAAAATGAGGTGAATTTATAAATTTATAATTTAAAATGACTACACCTCCAAACCAAGAATCAGTACAGATAGGGCAACACTATCAACCCGTGCAAAATGGAAATCAATCACAAACACTAAGCTCATTCCATATAGTTACATTGATTAAACAGACTATCAGTCAAATGGTACCATTTAGAACTGAAAAAGAAATTGGAAACATAGCCAAAAAATCGGTGCCATCGGAACAAGAAATTAAGTCTTGGTCTAGTTCAGCCGTCAATTTAGAGTTATCTCGTGTCACTCCAAAGGTTGTTCGCCATGAATTTAATCAAATGTTTGATCAGCTAATGAACCAGCGTTTTCCAAGTTGGTTCGCACAGTGGGCGAGATCATCACTACATGACGCTTTAACAATGGAACGTAAATATTTATTAAGACTAATCGAACAGGACAACCAAGAATTATTGAAATTAGTCGAACATAAACAAAAATGGGCATTGGCATCAATCGGAACCGTTATTCAAGGACATATAACCGAATTGCTTGGCAAACCTGGATATCATCTTATTAATCGTCGTTATTTTGAAGCCTTCGAAAAAAAAGGAGATAATCTTTTAGAAGAATACCAAGGAAAAATTGATAATTCTCTTCAGTTAGTCGATGAGAAAATAAATACAGCTGTTGCTCAACAGCTTAGTTGGATTAATTTCAAATCCAATTTGGTGTGTTGCACACTGTTAACTTTAGGATATTTCATGTTAACGCATACCAAACTCTAAAATTTACATCAGACGACTTAACGCCAAATTTTTTACTTTTATGACTTTGACTGGTCTCTAAATCCGGTGAAATTCGATTATAACCAATTCACGAATCAATTTATCATAATCAACTTTACCTATCATTTCGTGAGGATTAACTATTGTCATTACTAAATATTTTTTATGAGGATGAAAAAATCGATTTTCTTTTTCATTATCATAAAAAGAAAATGGGTATATATAATTCAAAGCCAAACTATTTTAATGATGTAATGAGTAGAACAACTGAGGAACTGTTAAAAATTAAACAAGATCCATGTATTGTATGTGGATCTCGAATGATTTTAACTTATACTGGATCTATAGAATGTTCAGGTTGTCGCTATTGTAGTCAAGGACATATAGGACCAGTTTTACGTTCAAATGGTACTTTATGTTATATTGGAGATTCAGATTATCCAAATAGAGAAAAATATATTTAAAATGACTACACCTCCAAACCAAGGGCCAGTGCAGATAGGGCAACTATATCAAGCCGTACAAAATGAAAATCAATCACAAACACTAAGCTCATTTCATATAGTTACATTGATTAAATAAATTGGACTAAGTCATAAGTCAAATAATCGCCATTATAATATTTGGGTTTAGGTATTATAAAGGCTTAGAAACAAACTATGAAAATAGTATTATAATCTAATATGGTGGTCGTTCCCAAAAGAAAAAAGGACAGTATCGATAGCAAATATCATCAACGGTTAAAAGAGTTTGAAGAGTCCAATTCCGACTTTGAACGACTAGCACAAGAAATAGAGTCCAAACAAAGTCGACTTCTAGAATTGAAATCAAAAGATTTTGCTCAGTTGACTGATCAAGAATTAGAAGAGTTAACCACTTTAAAACTAAAAATTCCTGAATTAGAAAATATCAAGACCAAAGAAAAATCACAAGAAATAAATGCAATAACTAAATATTATTTAGAAGTCGGTTCTACTCTTAGTGATTATTATCAGGCATTGGAAACTAAAAATGAAGATTTACCTAGTTTCATTGAAATTACTAAAGGAGAAGCCAGTAGTGAAAATGCAGTTCAAAAAATCAGTCAGGTTTATAATGCTAAAGTTGATCCATTGAATCATTATGTCAATGCGGAAGCTAGTGTAAATAATGAATGTTATGATTGTCATGTCGAACGTGAACTTAATTTAGCTGAAGGATTATTGATTTGTCCTCAATGTTTGAACAGTGAAGCCGTTGTAGTTCATACTGATAAACCAAGTTATAATGACAGTCCTTGTGATAATATTTATTTCAGTTACCAAAGGATCAATCATTTACGAGAGAAGTTAGCAAAGAGGCAACAAAAGGATAATTTCAAAATTCCACGTGGAATCGAAGAAAAACTTTGTGAAATGTTCCATAAAATTCAGGAACCCTTTCTCAAACACTGTCCAGCCGATAAAAGCAATTTCACGAGTTATAATTATGTTATTAATAAATGCTTACATATCATCAAACATCCCGAATATGCTAAATACTTTCCATTACTCAAATCCAAAGATAATCTTTATAAAGCCGATATGATCTGGAAAAAAATCTGCCAGGAACTCAAGTTACCATTTATTCCTTCTCACTAAGATAAGAAATGTTCCATTCTCCTAACCGTCACTATCGTAGAGTGTTACCTTCCAACGAACTCAAGCTTAGTTTGATCTACTTAAGAGTGTGTTTTGTACACTAAACCAATCGTCGCAATTTAGATAGTAACCCACCTCGATCTTTGTTATGTCTGACTAACTGATAAGGAGCGTCAGATATATAATCACCTGTAGGACCCTTTCGCTTGATAAGAACCCACCCTAATTCCTCTAGTTCTTTTTGTATTGTACTATTACGAATAACGCTTGCTTCAAAACTATCAAACCAAACGTTGTCGTACATGTCTCTAGCTATTGTGTCACATATTTTTTTTCTGACCTCAGGTTCTGCTTCATTCCTTTCTTTTTTCCTTAATATTTTATCGTTTTTTTCGCATATTACTTCTTCAGATAAATATTTACGTCTTGTTGCTCTAATCTCGTTTTGAAGTCGACCAGATTTATTCATAATAAAACTATGCGGTATTTGGCTATCAACGAAACCTCCACCTATTGTGGTAAACGGTGAGCAATGAGTAATATTAGACAATGGAAAGACGAAATGATGAGACATTATATTTTACAATATATTTAGTCCATTTTTTAACTTTTAGATTAGACAAAAAATGAACTAAATTTTAATATAATTTATATTTCGTATATAATGGGAGGCGAATGGTGGTTTCATTTTACAAATAAATTGACGAAAGACGAGCTTAAAGAATATCAAAAAATATTGATTAGATTTAGAGATAAATATAAAGAAATTACCGAACTTATAGGCCTACAAAAGGAAGAGGCCTTAGCTTTATGTAAGTGGACAAAAACCCCAAAAAAGATCGAGAGTAGTAATATATTTGTGGAAAGCACAACATCAGGATGTTTTGACCATACAATTCCAGAAATTACTGTTTTATGGAACCCAAACATAAAAACCAGAGAAAACACTTCTCATGCTAGAAGAGGTACTTATAAATTACAGCCGATTTTTGTGCCACTTCAACAGTTGATTCGAAATATGTTCCCAACAAAGGTCGATTTTTATATAGAGGGATTAGGTGGTTATGGTAATGAAGAGTTATGTAAATGTGGTTGCTATATTTGTCCTAGAACAGTTAGGGAGGATAATGGTGAGAGTGACGATGACGATCAATATTCCGGTGATTGGGTGATGATAAATGTAAATTGTCATGAATGTGGAGAAATAGGAAAAAGATCTAAATTGTACGAAAAATATTCTGAAATTATAGGTACACCAATTATTTGGAAAAATAGCGAATCTTGGAAAGTAGCTTGAACTACTCTATTAGACAAAGCGTTTTCTATTTGGGGCATAATTTTCTAAATTCGGTCAACTTTGCATTGAATATTGGTTTAACCTCCTTGTGTATCTTTG